TTCTTCTCTGGTGGTGGCTCCTTCTCAAGTGTTTCCATTGTTAGAATGGCCACTTATTTTTTTAGACTCGTTTTCCGGACTCATGAAATGTATTAGATTTCATGGGCCCGAAGGCCACCCCGATGGGGCTTTTTGGATTTTTTATAAATGCGATACCACCCCTTCAATTGCTGAAAGCTAATCCTCCCATGCCAGACTGGATGCGCAGAATGTTGTAGTTCACTGCGAACATCTTCTGGATGTTGGACAGACCGCCAGCCTTGAGGGCAACCCACACCTGAGCGTTATCAATGCGGGAGAAGTTGCAAGTGCCGGTTGGCTGGTGCTCCTCGGGCTGCAGAGCGAAGCTGTAGCAGTAAATGCCGGCGTAAGGGTTGCCGGTGTGGTGGTAGTAGTTCTGCACCTGGTTAAAGTACTTGCCGTACTGCTCCTTGAACCGATCCTGACCGTTCAGAATCAGCTTGAACTGGTGCAGAGGACCCACCTCGTAGCCACCAGCGCCAGCCACCTTGGGACCCTCCTCAATCATACCGCGGTTCACCACACCGTTGGGGCCAACGCCAGCGCCAGCGCCACCACCGATGATCAGGGTTGGCTGACCGTAGTGGTGGGCAAGGCAGAAGGTGTTCTGGGAAGCCTGCATGGTGTGAGACACAGTCACATTCACGTTGGAAGGGTCAGTGCTGAAGTTCCACATGGAGTTCAGGTAGGTGGTGGGGGCGCTGTTCTGGTAGCACCACACCAGCTCCTTCACGGGGTGGTTGTAGGACAGGCGGATCAGCTGGGCGGAGGACTCGGACAGGGTGCCGATGGTGTCACCGCCAGTGTGCTGCACCTGCTCAATCAGGTACTCGTGACCCTTCTGGGCGAAGCGGCGACGCTCCTCAGTGTCCAGGTACACGTAGTTGGCCCACACCTCGAAGACGGAGGTGCTGAAGTAGTTGTTGAAGTAGGTGGTCAGGTCAAAGTCCAGGCGCACCTCGTGGTACTGCAGAGCAATCAGGGGCAGGTACAGGCCTGGGTTGCGGTTGAAGAAGAAGATCAGAGGCAGGTACACGCGGTAAGCGGTGGTGCCAGTGGAAGAGTTCAGGGCGGCAGCGGCAGTGGTCATCTTGCCGTAATCAGCCTTGTCATCCTCACCCAGGAACACCTCGGAATACAGACGCCACCAGGTCTGGAAGTGCTTGTCAATGCGCTGGCCACCAATGGTCAGCTCGACAGCGGCAATGGAACGCTCAGCAATCCAGCACACATCCAGACCGCTGTTGTTGGAGGACAGGTTAGCATCCACAAAGGTATTGGGAGCCAGAGCCACGTACATGTTGCCGACCAGATCGCCGTTACGGGCAATGGTCACTGACACGCGGCCAGAGGAGGCTGGGGAACCGTTCACCGTCTGCTGGATGTTCTCCATAGCAAAGTTGGTGTGACGCTTGTACACAGCCTGGAAGAAGGTAACCTTGGGGTTACCAGTCAGATACACGTCTTGCGCGCCATATGCAACGAGCTGCATTAAACCACCGGCCATTTTGTACTCTTATCCAAGAAAAAAAATTTGGGTGCGTGGAGACGCAGACCAAATATTCTTGGTGCCTATTAAATGTCTGACCATGGAGAGGATGATGATCAGTTTAACCCCGAGGACATGATGATGGATGACGGACCCGACCTTGGCGACCTGCTTGGCTCCATGTTGATGGATGATGAAGGCAAGAATGTGGTTAACGTTCTGTCTGAGATAAAGTCTCAGATGGAGATGCAGAATCGCCTACTTATTAAGCTTATTAGTGCTGTGACGGATTTGAAGCCTAAAGCGGTTTAAAGATTTAAAAAACTATTTCATTGTGGGGAACAAAGAGAGTTCCCCCGCCTGACCTTAGCTCAGTTGGTAGAGCGTGGGACTGTAGTTGGTTCTCAGAATATCCTACGGTCGCTGGTTCGATTCCGGCAGGTCAGACAAGGCTCCCGTAGCTCAGTCGGTAGAGCGTCAGACTGTTAATCTGAATGTCACAGGTTCGATCCCTGTCAGGAGCGTTTTATGAAAAAAGAATATCCTCTTTTTTTTCACAAAACGTTTAAAAGAGTAAGTGTCATTTTCTTTACACATGATTAGTCCAAGAAACTTGGCTCAGAAACGATATCTCGATGTTCTGACGTCTCGTTTTCCTATTGTTATTGGAACTGGACCAGCTGGAACTGGTAAGACTATGCTTGCGTGTAATGCAGCATCAAAGGCTCTCGCGACTGGAAAGGTTCAGAGACTTGTTCTGACTCGACCAGCAGTGAGTGTTGATGAGCAGCATGGTTTTTTACCCGGAAACTTGGACAAAAAGATGGAACCATGGACTCGACCATTGTTTGATAGTCTTTATAGGTTTATTAATCCAAAAAAGGTAAAGGAGATGATGTATGATCATCAAATTGAGATTTGTCCATTAGCATATATGCGCGGAAGGACGTTTGATAATGCATGGGTTATTGGGGATGAGATGCAGAACTCAACCCCCGGACAGATGAAAATGCTTCTGACTCGTATCGGTGAAAATTCTAAGATGGTTGTTATTGGTGATATGGATCAATATGAAAGAGGGTTTGAGTATAATGGACTCAGGGATCTTGTTGAGAGACTTGATGATGATAATATAGAAGACATTGTTCGAGTAAACTTTACTCATGGAGATGTTGTTAGACACGATGTTATTAAAAGAATACTAAGTATGTATAACTAAAGAAGTAAAACACTATAAAAAATATGGATCTAACACTATTTGACTTTCGTCGACTCATAACTCCTCAAGTTGTTATCGAACCATTAGAAGTTGATCTCCCACAAAACTGGGTCGATTTTGAAAAGACTCTATTAAAATTCAAATCTGAGTATCACAAAACAAAGAGTGAACTCAATAAACTTATAGTGTGTATTTCGAAACATCGTGATGAAATGAATGTCATCAAGTACGCAATCAATAATATTCAGACAAATGATACGGCTGATATGCTTCGAGAAGTGTATAACAAAAAGATGTTTGATGGGAATGTAAAAGAGATGACTGATCAAGCAGCCGTACTCGCGGGGGAGTGTAAAGCTATGAAAAAGGTTCTACAAGATACAAATGTTGGAAACTTTAATAAATTTACATGTTCTATTTGTACGGATAAGTTGGTTGATACATTTGTAGATCCATGTGGTCATGTTTTTTGTGAACAGTGTATGTCTCGTGTAGTAAATAAGACGCACTGCCCAGGTTGTAGAACAGTTATTAATAGTATTAAACGAATCTATACTCTATAAATTACAGGTATGAATGTATTAACTTCGGATAATAAAATAATACATCTGACGAAAGATGTGTTTCAACAGAGCGACATTCTAAAGTTTGCGTTTAGAGAGTTTGATAATACGAAACCATTTCCTCTTCCAAATGTAGAATCGGATACAATGAATCTTATTATTCATTACACACTCAACGATATAAAAATTGTTGAGAATCAAGATGTTTTATTCAGATTAGCAATGGCTACAGATTATTTAAATATGCCAATTTTACTTGATAAAGTTTGTCAACATATTGCAGATTCGATTATCGGAAAATCGCCTAAAGAAATCAGAAGCATATTGTATATAGAAGAGCCTCTCATTTAATGGTAGTGGAGTACAAAACACTACTAAATATTATTCGTAAAAATCCAAACCTGACTGATGTTGCAGCTTCATATGTAATCAGTAATAAGATGCCGGGTTGGCAAGAAATAGCAAGTGTACGTTCAAAATGTTTCTATATAAATCCAATCGAGTCTGGTTACAAAGAAAACGTAGAAGATATCCTTCGCTCCAATAACACAAACGGTTAGTGTATCGGTCTTATGAGCCGAAAATCCGAGTTCGATCCTCGGTTGGAGCAGAGAAGAGTTTTTTTAGCTCTTCACCCGGCCCTGTAGCACAACTGGATAGTGCACCTGCCTTCTAATTTCTTTTGATGCGAGCAGGAGGTTGTGGGTTCGATCCCCACCAGGGTCATAAAGAATATCAACCATTAAAACCTAATGGTTGATATTCGTCGTTTTGCAATGCGTATGAAACTATATAAAGTCGGAGGATCACCTGTCCATCATTGTGCTATTCTTGTAAAGCACCTTGCACAGGTTGGAATTGTATCAAAGATTGTAAAAGGGTACTGCGTAACACCAGGTGAGATTTGCGAGCACTATTGGGTTCGGACGCGCGACGAGGGTCTTGATCTTGATATTGCTTTTGAGATGGCTTGTTTGTATACACCTGATCTCAAAGATATTAACAAAATGTTAGTCGAGGAGATTCCAGAAGAGCTCAAGAATGTCGATATCATCAAGGCTGATGAGAGCGCAAATCTGTTAGAGCTTTATGAAACTGATCCGAAATCTTTTTGGAACGAGTCTCCTCTGAGTGTGCGTACATTCCATCCTTGATGGTGCGGTACATACCGATAAGAGCCCTGTGTTCTATATACGAAAAGTATATCAAACCGAGCATGTTAAAAAAGGCGTATAAAAATTCTAAGCGAATAAATAGTATGATGACCGATCCCATTCTTGCTCCATCGACTAACAGATTCACTGCGTTTCCTATACAGTATCCAGATCTATGGACACTGTACAAAAAGTCGGTCGCTAGTTTTTGGACAGCAGAAGAGATTGATCTCGGAGGGGATCTAAAAGATTGGGGCAAACTAAGTGAAAATGAGAAGCATTTTGTCAAAATGGTTCTCGCCTTTTTTGCAGCGAGTGACGGTATTGTAATGGAAAATATCAATCTGAACTTTGGTAGCGAGGTTCAGATCCCAGAAGCACGCGCGTTTTATGCATACCAGACATTCAATGAAGCTATTCACTCTGAAACATATTCACTTATGATTGATAAGTTTGCAGGTGACGAAAAAGATAACCTATTTCGCGCAATTGAAACTGTTCCTGTTGTCAAGGAAAAGGCGCAGTGGGCTCAGAAGTGGATGAATAGCAATGCACCATTTGCACAGAGACTTGCAGCATTCATGTGTGTCGAGGGTATCTTCTTTTCAGGATCATTTTGTGCTATATTTTGGCTGAAGAAACGTGGACTCATGCCCGGTCTTTCCTTTTCAAATGAGCTCATTAGTCGAGACGAGGGTCAGCATCTCGAGTTTGCAGTCGCCCTGTATAGTCACCTCGTCGAAAAGACTGACAAGGTTCCTGAGATTATCAAGAGTGCAGTTGAGGTCGAA